GTTCGTCTCCGGGCTGGAGAACTCGTCGACGACGTTCACCATCCTCGGCTCCTACGTCAGCGGCGAAGGCGCGCAGTCGCTGTTCGGTGACGTCGGCTCCAAAGTGTCGATCGTGTACGCGCCGCTGGCGGGTTCTCCCGCAGCCAGCTCGCCGCGCTACACGCACAGCAACGCCGTCCTCACGACGCTCCCGCTGGTCGTCGCCGTCGGCGAACTGTTCCAGATCACCGCAACCTACGAAGGCGGCTCGATCGCACAGGCGACCGCCTAGTGCTCGACATCTCGGTCACGATCAGACGCAAGGACGGCACCACCGAAACCTTCCCGGTGTACGCCGACTCGCAGATCGCGTTCGAGCGTTGGGCCAAGACGTCGATTTCGGCGGCGTTCGACCCGAAGGCGTCCCCGAAGATGGAGTCCCTCTACTACCTCGCCTGGCTCGCCGAGAAGAACTCGGGGCGCTCGGTCAAGGTGTTCGACGAATGGATCAAGGACGTCGCCGCCGTCGGGCAAGAGGACGGCCCCCCAAACTGATACCCGGCGGCGGTGTCGCCGCCGAGATCGCGAACCTCGCGCTCGCCACCGGCATCCCGCCCGGCGAACTGATGCGAACGCCGCCCGACGTGCTGCGCGCGCTCTACGATGGACTCCGACGACGGGACGAACGCAGGGCACGACATGGCAACCGGTAAACGTTCCGTCAACGAGGCGTCGATCAAGGTCGAGGGACTGTCGTCGGTGCGTCGCCAACTCCGCAAACTCTCCGACGAGGTCGACTACGAGGCCGCCGAGTTCCTCGGCGTGCACAAGGCGCTCGCCTCCGCCGTCGCAGGCGACTCGAAACAGTTCGTCCCGGTGCTCAGCGGCGCGTTGCGCGACTCGATCCGTGACGCCGCCACCAAGAAGTCGGCGCGCGTCAAGGCGGGCGGCGGCGCCGTCAAGTACGCCGGGCCGATCCATTTCGGATGGGCGGCGCGCCGCATCCAGCCGCAGCCGTTCATCTACGACGCGGTCGACAGGCGCCGCGACGAGATCAAGGAACGCTACGAGAAACTCGTCGACGACCTGATCAAGAAGCACGACCTCGACGACAAGCGGGTCTCGTAGATGGCGCTGATCTCCGTCTCCATCGTCGGCAACGCCGCCCCGCTCAAGAAGTCGGTCGAGGAGACCGACGGCCTGATGGGGCGTCTCGGTTCGTCGTTCACCAAGATCGGCGCGGTCGCCGCCGCCGGGTTCGGGGCGGTCGCCGCCGGGATCGGGTTCGCCGCGAAAGCCGCCGCCGACGACCAGAAATCGTTCGAGCAGTTGCGGGTCACGCTGCAGAACACGACCGGGGCGACCGACGCGATGGTCAAGAGCGTCGACGAGCAGATCGGCAAGATGAGTCTCGCCACCGGCATCGCCGACGACAAACTGCGGCCCGCGTTCGAGGCCCTCGCGCGCGGCACCCGCGACATCGACACGTCGATGGAGAACATGAACCTCGTGATGGACATCTCGACTGCGTTGCAGATGGACGCCACCAGCGTCGCCGACGCCCTCGCCAAAGGCTTCCAGGGCAACACGAAAGCCCTCAAGCAATTGTCGCCCGAGATGGCGGCCCTGATCAAGGACGGCGCCGACATGAACGACGTCATCGGCGTCCTCTCCGAGACGTACGCCGGGAGCGCGACCGCCGCCGCGAACACGTTCTCCGGGCAGATCACCCGGCTCAAAGTGTTCATGTCGGAACTCGTCGAGCAGATCGGCTACTACGTCCTGCCGGTGCTCTCCAGGATCGCCGAGTTCATCGTCAACGAAGTCGTCCCCTCGTTCCAGAGAATCATCGAGAACTACGGCCCGAAACTCGCCGCCATCTTCCAAAGGATCGCCGACTTCATCGCCGAGCAAGTCGTCCCAGTCCTTCGCGACCGACTCATCCCGTTCATCCAACAGGTCGCCGAGTTCATCGGGGAACGTCTCGTCCCGGTGATCCGCGACGTCGCCATCGTCGTCTTCCAGAAACTCAGCGCCGTGTTCGCCGTCGTCTCCCAGAAAATCGAGGAGAACCGCGACAAGATCGACAACATCATCGGCTTCCTCAAGCAACTCGCCGACTTCGCCATGAGGTACGTCGTCCCGGTGCTGATCGCACAACTCGGGTTCGCGTTCACCGTCGTGAGCAAGGCCATCGGCCCGGTGATCGACGTCGTGTTCTCGCTGATGGACGCGTTCGCCTCGATGGGCAAGTTCCTCCTCAAGGTCGCCGGGTTCGTCGTCAACGCGTTCGAGGGGATGGTCAACACGATCATCGACGGCGTCAACTTCGCGATCCGCGCCCTGAACCTCCTGCCAGGCGTCAACATCAAGCCGCTCGGTAACGTCTCGTTCTCGTTGCCGTCGTTCGGTTCGGCACCCGACGCACCCTCAACGCCGAACACCGCGCCGAGCGCCGGACGCTTCGACCCCGACTTCCCGAACGTCCCCGCACCGACCGGAGTCGTGCCGATCGTGCCGACCGTGACGACCCCAGTCGCCGGAGGCGGAGGCAAAGGACGAGGCGGCGGCAGGGTTGCGATCCTGCCGGTCGACACGGAGGGACAGGTGCCGATCATCGGCGGCACCCCTGAAGGGTTCGGCGGTGGCGCCGGGTTCGGGGCCGCACCGGGCAACGAGGCACTCCTCGACGGGATGACGGGCGGCATTTCGATCACGATCAACACCGTGTCGGCGGACGCGAACCTGCCGAACCTCATCGTCGACGCCCTGCAACAATACAACCTCGTCAACGGGCCGATCGACGTCACGATCGCGGCGTAGGCCATGCCGTCGAACATCGTCACCGGCGGCACGCTGACGGTCGAGCTGGACGTCGGGTTCGGCGACGGGTTCACGCTCGACGACGCGCAGCAAGGCCTCCTCGACGGCACGACGTTCGTGCTGGACGGCGTCGACCAGTTCGCGGAGATCACGGTGCAGTCCGTCGACTTCTTCCGGGGCAAACGCAGCGTCCTCGACTCGCTGGCCCCCGGACGGTGCACGATCATCGCCCAGGACACGACCCGCGCGTTCGACCCGTACAACGAAGACTCCGTCTACTGGGACGAGTTCGACGACACCCCCGGCCTCTCCCCGCTGCGCCAGATACGCGTCACCCGCAACGCCACGACCATCTTCGCCGGGCGGGTCGTCTCATTCGAGTACGACTACGTCGGCCCGAAACGCATCCCGCTCGTCACGATCATCGCCGCCGACGACCTGTTCATCCTCGCCAACACGCCGCTCGCCGCGTTCACCCCGACCGAACAGTCGTCATCGGCACGTCTCTCGGCGATCCTCGACCGGCCCGAAGTCGCCTACGGCGCGCTGCGCGACATCGGCACAGGTACGACGACCCTCGGCGCCTACCCGATCAGCGAAGGCACGAACGCGCTCGACTACCTCCGCAAGATCGACTCAGCCGAACGGGGACGCATCTTCCTGCGCCCGTCCGACGGCGACCTCGTGTTCGAGCCGCGCATCGGCAACACGCTCTCGGCGCCGGTCGTCGAGTTCGCCGACGACGGCACAGGCGTCCCCTACCGGGAGGTGTACGTCGAGTTCTCCGTCGACACCGTCCTCAACCGGGTCACCGTGCAACGCACCGGCGGCACCGCGCAGACCGCCACCGACTCGGCGTCGATCGCCCTCTACTTCACGCAAGCCGAGACCATCACCGACAGCCTCCTCTCCAGCGACGCACAAGCCCTGACCCTCGCCGACTACCTGCTCTCCGGCGAACCCGACCCCCGCTTCTCGGGTGTCGAGACGTTCTTCGGCGCGTTGACGACCGCCCAGAAGAACGCGGTCGCCGCCGCCGAGATCGGCGACACGATCGAAGTCACCCGCACCTTCACCACCGGCACACCGCTCACCGTCGTCGAGGAGCTGGCCGTCGAAGGCATCCGGCACCGGATCGACCTGCGCGGCGAGACCGTCACCTTCTACACGTCGCCGACCGACATCGTGTTCGCCCTCGTCCTCGACTCGGCGACCCTCGGCGTGTTGGACTCAAGCAACGTGCTGACGTGAGGTAGGCTCGGACTCCTATGACGACCCCGTTCCCGTTCACCGCCGGGCAGGTGCTCACAGCGGCACAGATGAATGCGATCACCGAACTCGTCATCAACGACAAGACGGCGTCGCACACCCTGACCGCCGCCGACGCAGGCGACTACGTCATCATGAACTCGGCGACCGCCACGACGATCACCGTCAACACGTCGATCTTTACGGCGGGGCAGATCGTAAAGATCGTAAACAAAGGTGCGGGCACGTCGACCATCACTGCCGGAGCCGGCGTCAGCATCAACGTGTCCGGGTCATTAGCACTCTCGCAATACGGAGGCGGCACGCTACTCGCTCTGTCGGCGAGCAGTTTCATCTTTTTTCCCGCAGGAGGTGTAAGCACTCTCGCCGTCGAGTTTCTGGTGGTCGGTGGCGGCGGCGGCGGTGCCAAGAACGACGCTGGAGGCGACCCGGGCGGCGGTGGCGGCGGCGGCGGGCTGGTCACAGGTTCGGGAATCATCGGCAAGACGACCTACACGGTCACGGTCGGCGCTGGCGGTGCCGGTGGCAGCAATGCGGTCGGTCAGCGTCGAGGTAAGAACGGCACCGCGTCAAGTTTCATCTCGTCAGCAAACGGCGGCGGTGGCGGCGGCGGCGGAGACGGGCTTTCGGGGTCAGTCGGTGGCTCCGGTGGTGGAGGAGCTGGTAAAAGTTCCAATCCGCCTGGTGGTGCGGGTGTGAGCGGTGAAGGCAGCAACGGCGGCAGCGGTGTTAGTAATGCAGGCGGCGGTGGCGGCGGCAAATCTGCCGCCGGAAGCAACGCCTCAAGCGGAAACGGCGGCGCAGGCGGCGCAGGCCTCACCAACAGCGACTACGACGGAGTATCCCGCAACTATTCCGCTGGCGGCGGCGGCGGGACGAGCGGCGGCAGTGGTGGCGCAGCAGGCGGTGCATCCGCCAGCGCCGGAACACAAGACACCAACCCCACTAACGCAGCCCTGAATCAAGGAGGCGGCGGAGGAGGCTGCAACGCTGCGACCCCGGCGGCTAACGGCGGGTCGGGTCGCGTCATCATCCGCTTCCTCACCACCGCCGCATCGGGACTGACGATTACCACCACCGGCTCACCGGCGACGGGCACCACCGGCTCGTTCACCTTCCTAGACTTCACCTCGTCAGGAAGCATCACGGTCGCATAATGGCACACTTCGCACGCATCGAGAACGGCATCGTCCGCGAAGTGATCGTCGTCGGCAACGACGACGCACCCGACGAAGCCACCGGGCAAGCATTCATCGCCTCGCTCGGCCT